TCAGGCGGGGAAAACGCCCGTCGACAGGTAGCGATCGCCGCGGTCGCAGACCACGAAGACGATGGTGGCGTTCTCGACCTTCTTCGACACCTCGATGGCCGCCCACAGCGCGCCGGCTGCCGAGATGCCGCCGAAGATGCCCTCTTCGCGCGCCAGGCGCCGGCACATCTCTTCGGCGTCGTCCTGGCTCACGCTGATTTCCTCGTCGACGCGGCTCGGGTCGTAGATCTTCGGCAGGTACTCGACCGGCCACTTGCGGATGCCCGGAATGCGCGAGCCTTCGGCCGGCTGCGCACCGACGATGCGCACCGCCGGGTTCTTTTCCTTCAGGTAGCGCGAGACGCCGGTGATGGTGCCCGTGGTGCCCATCGCGCTCACGAAATGGGTGATCTTGCCGTGCGTGTCGGTCCAGATCTCGGGGCCGGTGGTCTCGTAGTGGATGCGCGGGTTGTCGGGGTTGGCGAACTGGTCGAGCACGCGGCCCTTGCCCTGGGCGACCATCTGCTCGGCCAAGTCGCGCGCGTATTCCATGCCGCCGCTCTTGGGCGTGAGCACGAGTTCGGCGCCGAAGGCCTTCATGGTCTGGGCGCGTTCCACCGAGAGGTCCTCCGGCATGATCAGCACCATGCGGTAGCCCTTGATGGCCGCGGCCATCGCCAGCGCGATGCCGGTGTTGCCCGAGGTGGCCTCGATCAGCGTGTCGCCGGGCTTGATTTCACCGCGCTCCTCGGCCCGCTTGATCATCGACAGCGCCGGCCGGTCCTTGACCGAACCCGCCGGGTTGTTGCCTTCGAGCTTGCCCAGGATCACGTTGCCGCGCTTGGCGTTTTCCGCGGCGTGGATGCGTTGCAGGGCAACCAGGGGGGTCTTGCCGATGGCGTCTTCGATCGTCGGATAATTCATGCCAGCCACTGTGCCATAATTTTGGGCTTCCTTCCGGATGTGCCCGGGTGGTGAAATTGGTAGACGCAGGGGACTCAAAATCCCCCACCGAAAGGTGTGCCGGTTCGATTCCGGCCCCGGGCACCACCCCCATTTCTTGGGGTCGTAGTTAATCCCCTCGATTCCCGTCTTTTCCTTCGCTGACAGCCACTTAGGCCGCTCTGGCGTTATTGGTCGTTTCCGCCTTTCTCAGCTATTTCACCCATTCCCATGCCATGATTCCCCAGAAATTTACGCATCGTGGGGAATGAAGAGGCATGGCATCTATCCAGAAACAGGGCGAAAAATGGCGCGCCCAGGTGGCCCGGAAAGGCGTCCGAAGATCGGCCGTCTGGGACACAAAACGCCGAGCGCAGGAGTGGGCGAGCCAGGTTGAGAAGGAAATCGACGCCGGAGTGTTGCTAGGACGCACATTTCAGGAGGGGGCTGACCACTACCTGAAGACCGTCAGCAGCACGAAACCAGACCCGGAATGGGAGCGTCGGCGATTCAAGGACTTCATGGTCTATTTCGCGCCAGATACCAAGCTAGACAGCATCACCACAGCGCACCTGGGGCTGTGGCGGGATTGGCGAATGGCGGGCGACCCGGATAAGGATCGCGACCCAGTGACCGGCGCCACCGTGCTGCGCGAGATCAACCTGATGCGGCACATGTTCTCACTGGCGCGCGATGAGTGGAAGTGGATCACCACAAGCCCATTCACGGGCCTGCGCATGCCGGAAGACAACGACCCACGGGCCGTCGTCTGGCGGTGGCAGCAAATAAAACGGGTGCTGCGTGCAGATCGCGGCGGGAAGACAGCCGAGGCCATCCGCGCCTTCAGGATCGCGCTGCATACCGGGCTGCGTATGAAGGAGGTTCTCCAGGGGCGCTACGACGCTGGCCGGCGCGTGATGGTGTTGGGAGGTGCCGCGACAGGCACGCGCACCAAGGGAGGCGGCACGAAGGTGGTTGAGGTGCCTGTGCCGCGCCGCGCAGCCAAGCTGTTCCCGGCGACGTTCACCGTAGGCCCGAACGAAGCCAGCACGCTGTTCTCCAAGCTGACGAAGCAGCTGCTAATCGAGGGTGTGACGTTCCATGACACCCGGGCGACTGCCCTTACCCTGCTGGCCAGGCGCATGGACGTCATGACCCTTGCGCGGATTTCTCGCCACAAAGACCTGAACCTGCTGCTGAAGACCTACTATCGAGAGTCGGTAGACGACATTTCCAAGCGCATCTAGCGCTTCGGCCAGAGCGAGTAGCTCGCCTTCGGAACGGCCTGCCCGGCAAGCGCTGCCTCGCGGCATTCCCGGTACGTATTTCCCTGCTCTACCACCTTCGCCAGTAGAGCGCCCATCGAGTCATCGCTTAGGGGTGTTGGGGGTGGACACGCCGACACCACCAGAGAGCTCGGCCGGCTGTCCAGTGATGGCTTGATTGGCAAGCTGCATCCCAGTAGCAGGAACGCGGCAGTCAGTGTAGATGCGCTCAGTACGAATTTCATGCTGCACCTTCTGAACGATGGTGTTGTTGATGGGCTTGTTGGCTGCGATGGCAGCAGCCGCGCCTTGCTGGGCATCCTCCCGGGTTTCTCGGCGGATTTGGTCGTCGCTGGCCTGCTTGGCAATGATTCGGTCTTCACCAATGCCTATGCCATACCAGCCGGCGCCGCCGACCGATGCGCCCCAGCCGACGAAGAGCGCTAGCAGGACATAGGGGTTCATTTCAGCCCCAGTGCTTCACGCGCCTGGCGATGATTGCCGGGCCATTTCTCAGGATGCGGCTTGCCTGGCCTCCAAGTGCGCAGGTAGAGCTTCCATGAGCCTTCTGCGTCATCCACAGCCGGTAGCGCCTTGGGGTCGGTGTAGTACAGCAGCCGAGCGACGCCAGCGGCAAGCACATCATCTGCCTCCAGGGCCGCCCAGATCGTCGGGATGTCGAACGGCACGCCACGGGCTTTGCAGAGGTTGTGCAGGTGGCCGCTCGATGCCGAGTGAGTGAACACGCCTTTGACGCCGCCGCCACGCTCGAATTGCCACAGGCCGCGTGCTGGGCCGTTACCCATCTGGCGGCGCAGTTGTTTCGGGTCTTCCTGAAGAGTCGTTGCCAGCAAAATTACCCGTGCCTTGGGCGAATCCATCGCCATGGGAAGGATCGCCAATGCCGGGTTGATGGCGGTCTTGATGATGTCGGCGAGCGTCATGGCTTCAAGCTCTCCTGCTTCACCGGTCGGAGCAGAACGATGGCAATCAGGCATGCCAGCCGAATCAGCGACTTGTGGCCCGCATCGATCAGCGGAACGCCGTCGATGTTCTCAGCCAAGACCTGCAGGATGTCGGGCAAAAAAATACCCGCCGCAGCGAGTTGCACCGTCCAGCTCTTCCAGAGCTTCTTCCAGTTTTCTACGAGCTTCATTGCGCCCTCCGCTTCTCATGCTCAAGGTTCTCGATACGAAACTTCAGGATGGCAAGCTCGCCCTGAATCGTCGCGGCAGTGCCGTTGCCAGCCTTCACGGAAATCTTTAGCTCGGTCATGTCGCCACCGAGTTGTTCCAGCTTGAAGTACATCGTGGCGAACGAGCAGGCCACTGCGAAGGCCACGCCAAGCAACCACTGCAGCGGCAGCTTCATATCGATGATTCGGGTCGTGCGAGACATCTCGCCGGGTTGGGTGTCTTGACTCATCACAGCTCCGCAGCCGCCGCCAGAACCCGGCCGTCAACAAAAGCGACCCCTGCTGCGGTGTTCACAATTCCGTACTTGCACCCGAGGGTCGGGGTGCCTGTCACCACTGTGGACTCGCTGGTGACGTTCCCGAAAGTCACCGATCCCCCCAGGGTAATGGCCGGGCTCACGCGCATCGGCACGGGCCACTGAACCGGGACGCCCCAGTTTTGAGCTGCGCCAGAGGCGGTAACGGTGATCGCCGCGCCAACCGATGCAAAGTAGCGCTGACAGCGACGCAGGTCTTCACCGACCTCAACGCTTTCAAATGTCGAGACTTGCCCGGCCTCTGCCTGGAACGCGCCCTGATAGGTGATCGACTGGCCGGCAACCAGAGCGCCCGTCACGAATTCAATGGCCACGCCACGCCCGGCATTGGCACCCGCAGGAAAGCTGAAGAACTTCGTTTCCACCGTCGCCGACACCGTGAGCGTCCCGTTAGCAAGCAGCGTCTTGGATGAGAAATTGTCTGTCGCGTCTGCTGCATATGCGTTCCACGTCACAGAGGTGATGCCGACTGCGGAAATCGGAACTTGGACGTTTACCTGCTTGTTCACCCAGTCGTAGCAGTTGCTCGACTCGATCCGCTGACCCCAGAGCGTGGCCGCCACCGACGCAGCGCCCGTGAGCGTTTGAGCGTACTGATAGCCCGTCCCAGCAACACGCTGGGAAGTGATGTTCGCGCCTGTACACGAGACGTAAAAGCGATCCGTCGTGTAGGCAATGGCAGCGCCAGCCGTGATGACCTGAGAAGCGCCTGAATTACGCTGGTCGGTCCGAAACGCGCCGTTGATGATCCGATTGCGAAACGGGGGCGTTGTCAGCGTGCCAGGCAGCGATGGGCTGCCCGGAGTAATCAGCCCCACAGACACAAGCGATAGCCCTGAATCCAGCGCCCCGCTATCCGGGATGATGGTGACAGTGGTGTTCGGCGCGGAATAGGCCGCCCGAACCACTGTCCCGGTGACGATGCCGCCCGTGTTGGAAGTGCGCACCCTCGTGCCAAACGTGAACGTCTGCGTCTGATCGCCGGGGAGCGTGAAGGTGGTTGCGTTCACGTAGGTCGGCGTACCACCGAAAACCACCCATTGATCGTTCGCCGCGAACGCATCGTTGATGCCGCTCACGTAGTCGATGGTCCGCATCGTGACCAAATTCACATCTTTGATGACGAACTTGTACGCCTGGCCGCCAACGAGCCACACCGCCCCTTGCGAGTTCAACCCCAAGGTATTCAGTGTGATCGGCCAAGAGTTCGCATGCGCGGGAAGGCCGTCCCGGTCGTTGTAGGTTGCTGCCGGCGTACTCGTTCCAGCAAGGTAGACAGAGATCGTTCCGCCAGTCAGCGGATCGCCGTTGACATCCACCTGCTGGTCGTTGATAAGGGGGGCGAGAAATGCCATGCAGGCTCCTGAAATGAAAAAAGCCACCCGGAGGTGGCTAGTGGCTAAAATCTGCCGGTGGAACTCACCGACTTCATGTGGCTAAAACTGATCGCCTTTGTGGTGGCGGCTTTTATCTATGGGATCTGGCGAGGGATGAACGGTCACTGAGATCCGACCACGGGAGCGGATCGGTACAGCAGCTTTTCCACTTCTGGGCTTCGAGCGAACTGCAACAGCTGATTCGATTGCGGGGTGCCGGAAATGGCATTCTTGACAACGCGACTGTTCAGCAACGAGTTCGCCCCACGGCCCGCAGCAGCGCCAGCTGCCAACGCCATCGGGACAGCAGGAACCCCAAGCATCGCAGCTGTAGTGCCAGTCCCAAGTGCGCCCATGCCGCCGAACACTCGCTGCGCAGACCCATGTGCGCCCTCTCTCGGCTTCAGAAACTGGGCTGAAATGTCTGCCAGCTCTTGAAGATCGGGGTTGTTAATGTTCTTCATGTTCGCCAAGCGAGCAATGGAGATATTCCCCTCTGCACCGTTCTGTGCAAGGTTCTCCAGCGCGAGCATGTTCCCGTACTGCTTGCGCACCAGAGCGAAATCGGCGGCCTGTTGCGGGCCTAGCGAGCGATCCAGCGCAGCCATCAGCTTGGACTTCAGGTCACGCGCGTAGTACGCCTCTGGCGAGTTCCGCTGGCTGATCCGGTCGAGCGTCCGCTTGATGTTGTAGGCCGCTTGACCGTCAATCTCGCCATTCGCGGCCTTCAGCATGATCTCGTCAACCTGATTGCCGATGATCTTGGCGCCATCCGTACCGAGCTCCTTGCTCGCCATGTTGGCGGCGTCAGCGAGGTCCGTCATGAACTGCTGATCGACTTTCACGGTGTTCGACTTCAGCACCTGATCGAACTTCCCCCCCAGATCGCCCTGTGCCTTCCGGAGTGCTGCCGTCACGTTGTCCGAGTTTTGCCCGAAGGTCTTGGACAATGCAACGTTCAGCTGGTCCTGCATCTTGTCGAGCGTGGCAGCGCGCCCACTGAGTGGCACATATTCAAGACTTCCGGCAAGCGCGTTCAGTGGCCTACTGTTCACCAGCCGGTCAGCAGGAATATCAATTCCCAATTCCTTGGCGCGGTTGGCCATCACCTTCACCTCTGGTGCCATCGCACCACCAGTGACACTGCGACCAATAGCCCGCCCAACGGTTCCTGCAGCCATCGTCGCAGCCGGCAATGCGCCACCAATCAGCGCGCCAGTTCGTGCCGAGCCCGGATCGACCAGACCAGCAGACGCCCCACCAGAGATAGCCCCGCCCACCACTCGTGGCACAAGGTTTGCCACTCCCTGCGCCAGGGTCGATGCAGGAGCGCCACCAACAGTCATTCCGCCTGTTTGAAGAGCGAGCGCAACCCGAGGCAGCACCCCTGCGGCTTTGAGCGGCGCAGCCAGAGCACCACCAACACCTGCAGTACCAGCAATCTGAGCGCCCACATCGCCCAGTTGATAGGCCAGGTTCGTCGGCGCGGTCTTATCGTATTCAGTAAGGCCGGCGATACGGGAAGCGTTATCGCGCTCGATTGGGCTGGTCGGCTTCTGCCCTGTCACCAAGTTGGATACGCCTGCCGCAGGACGCTTGAATTTCGGGTCGATCAGGCCATTCGGGTCGTTGATGTCGCCAATCGCGTCGGCGCCCGCCTTCGTGCCAGCATTGATGATCGTGTTACCGATACGCGCCGAGCCACGAAGTGCGCCCAGTCCGATGTCCCTGGCGACTCCAGCGCCCATTAGTTTCGCGGCACTGCTCACCCGTTCGCCCATGGTTGGCGCAGGAGTGGACGGCGCGGGCTGCTCTACGGGCGCCTTGGCCTTCTGGTAGGCCGCAAGCAATTCCTCATCGCTCATCGACTCCAACGGATTCGCGGGCGTCTCGGCTGCGTTGGCGGACGGGATGACCGCCTCCACCCCGCGTTGGATCAGCCCCTTCTCCTTCGGCAGGCGTGCCGCTACTTGTTCCCCGTACTGCAAGGTGTTGGGGGCATTGGGGTTGCGCGGGTCGGACACGGCCACACCCCGGCGAGCTTTCTCAAGTCCACCGGGTCCGCCGTAGTATCCCGCCGCAGTAAGGGCCGGATCGCCTCCAGCTTGCTCGTAAAGCTGTTTGACGTAGCGGATACCTGCACGGGCGTTTTGCGTCGGGTCATTGATGTCCCAATCCTTGTCGGCGACGCTCTTGAACGTCGCGGGGATGATCTGCATTCCACCTACAGCACCAGCATTGGAGGTCTTGGTGTTTTTGCCGCCGCCCGATTCCTGCGTGTAGATGCTGCGGGCGAGATCGGCGACCGGGCCCGTCACACCCTCTGCCGAAAGCGCCGACGCGAACGGATCTTTGGCCGACTTGTAAGCCGCCATCAACTCAGCATCGCTGAGGGATGAAAGATCCTTCATTTCAGCAGCCCCCGGCGACGCATCTCTGCCTCAAGAGCCGAGGCATCAGGCGTTGCCTTGGCTGCAGCCTTCCCGCCGTTCAACGCTGCCGGCTGCTTGGCGTAGGCGCTCGTGTCCATCGGGTCGTGGCCGTAGTTGATGCGCACGTTGTCGATGTCGAGCTTGCGCAACTCCACCGCACGTTCGTTGATGCGTTTGATCTCGGCCAGGCGTTGCTTCACAACCTCGGTGTCGTTGATGTTCTGGAAGAGCTCATTCCAGGCTCGCTGGGCGTCGCCATCGGTCTGCACGCCCTTGTTCAGGCGCAGCGAGTCGTTGCGCAGCTTTTCGAGGTTCGATTTGAACGAGGCGAAGTTGCGGCTTTCCTCCGAGCTGAATCCGCTGGCGTTGCGTGCGGCGTTCTTCAAGTTCGAGATCGGACCGAAATCGAGCTTCTTGTCCTGAATCTGCTTCTCAATAGCGCCGAGGTCCGCATTGATGCTCGATGCCGTGCCTATGGCATCCAACCCCTCCTGCTGCATCTTGAGGGCGGCGGCAGGCATGGGCTTGAGAACCTTCTTCTGTTCGGCTGTTGCGGCAGAACTAGATGCTCTGAGATCCTGGCCGCGCTTTGTTGCTGCCACGGTATCGGCATTGTTAGCCCGCGACGTTTCCGCCTGCAGGACAGCACTGGCCTTGGGCGTTGTGTACTCACGCTCCTTCCATTCCTGTTCAAGTTGGTCCTTCACTGTCATGGCTTGAGCTCGCTTTTGTGCGATCAATGCCGGGTCATATTGCAAAGGCATCTGAGCAGCGGCCTGTTCGCCGAACTCCACAGCAGTCTGCTGGCGTGCGCGCTCCCAAGACGCTTGATCGTTCACCCCGTTCATGATCTGCGCGGCCCTCTCGTACTTTCTCTGGATCGAGTCGTACTGAGCCTTTTCCATCTCGTACTGCGTCTTCTTCTGCTCCGTCTGGAACTTTTGCGCATCTTGCCCCTGCTTCACATAGCCGCCTTTGTAAAAAGCGGATGCCAACGACTCGGGGGCGGTATTACGGGCGATGTCGCGCGTTGCTTGCTCGTCCTGCATTGATTGTCGAAGCTGCGACACCTTCAGGCCTCCAAGCTCGCGCTGCATGCGCTGGTCGTCTACCTCTCCTTGAGAAAGGAGGGGCGTGACGCCCTTGCCGAGGTTCAAGATGATGCTGGGGTCGAGTGCCATATCAAGAGGTCCATCCGCGCGAGGTGTTGAGGTTGGCAATGGGGTCGTTCGCCCCGCCCGTGTAGCCGGTGTATCCGCTATATCCGCCGCCGTTGTTGCTGAGTAGCGTGTTCCAGCCTTGCGTCGTGCTCGGGTTGTTCGTGCGGTAAGCGTTCACCAGAGAGTTCGCGCCCGACACCAGAGCATTGCTACCAGCGACCTCGCCAGCTGCTGCCGCGTTGGCCGCCCCCGTCAAGTTGCCACCAACGGTTGCCGCCGTCTGGTTGCCAGAAGCGCCAACCTGCGCCGCCGAGTTCTGCCCCAATTGAGACTGGCCCGTCAGGAAGCTGTAGATCGTGTTGCGGTTCTGGTTGTATGCACCAAGGTTCGTATCCCAGGTGCTACGAGCGCGACTGAAGCCCTCGTTGAACTTCGTGCCGGCGTAGTCCTCGTTGAACCGAGCGAGGTCTTTCATGGCGGCGCCAGACAGGAAGTTGCCCCTCGCAGCCTGGCCGCGCTCGATGCCCTGCGTTCCCTGATCGAGGCCGAACTTGTAGCCCGGGTCCGTCAGCAGGTCTTTGCCGGTGAAGCTGAATTCCTCGCCGTTGCGATATGGGCGAAGCAAGGATCCATAGGTCGGATCGGCCTTCAATGCGTCTTCTTGCGCCTTCTGCTCGGCGTAGTACTTCGCAATCTCGGCGTTCAGGCCTTCTTCGTCAATCGTGGAGGCAGGCCCGGCATCGCCATTCCCCGCCGTAGAAACCCATTCTCGTGAGCCCGTTTCGCCAATCTCGTTGCCCCAATACCCTGGGCCAGTTCCAGGCTGCGTCCAAGAGCCGTTATTGTTCTTGGCTTGCTGTTGGAAGTAGTCATGTGCGCCCTGTGCGCCCAAGGCGTCGATAGCTTCTTGGCCCGTGCGATACATCGGACCCGCATTCGGCGCGGCGGATTGGCGGGTGAAGCGGCTCGTCAACTGCTGGCGAACCTGATCCGGCGTCAAACCCGTTGCGAGACCCATCGAGGTGACGCCACTCGACCCCACTCCGCCCGTGCCTAGGTAACGGCTCAGCAGGTTCTGTGCGCCAACTCCAGCCTTAGTCCATGGCGACAGGTCTTCACGCATCTGCGCTTGAGCAATGATCGCGGCTTGATTGGCGGCATCGGAGCCGCCCTGCTGCGCTGAAGCCGCATTCTTCGATGCGCTCATCTGGGAAACAGTCCCCACGGCGGCGATACCCGCTCCGACCCATGCAACGCTCATGACAATTCCTCCTGATATTCAGTGGTGGCGACTTCCGCCTCGATCTTTTCGATGTCGGTTTCGTCGGTCCTGAAGACGTTGATGAAAACCGTGTCCTGGTGGGCGTAGCCGACCTTTTGAATGCCAGGCTTCGAAACTGCGACGTGCCCCGCCTGGAAGCGCCCCATGCCCGTCTCAGTGAGAACGGAGATGTCGCCCTTCGCAACGATGTTCACGCACTCTTTGAGGTGAAACTTGCCAACCAAAAGAGAGCCTTTCGGGATGAGCAAGGTTCGCGTGTAAACGCCGTCGATCAGCGTGTGCTGCACATCAAACTCACGCTGCTCAGTAGCCGGCAGATCAAGAAGGCTTTGCGTCCATGCGCGAATCTGCTTGCGAATAGCAGCTGGCGAACGGTCAGGCACGTTGAACGTGACTTCACCATCCACCAAGACGAGCAGCGCCCCTGGCCTCGTCATCGCGAAGCCTTGCCCATACTTGACCTTCATGCCGGTGCGCCTGCGGCGTCGTGCCAAACAATCGGGTTGATCGAGTGCAGCCAGACAGGCAGCCCCAGGTCTTCGTCGTAGTAGAAGCGTCCAACCCACAGAAGCGACGTAGGCCGTTCAGCCGTGGGGCCGCTCTGCTGCGAAGCAAGTGCTGCACGATGCGTGCGGCTGAGCCATTGAGCCCAAGAAGTCGTCCAGTTGCCAGCAGAGTCGAATGGCTGACCGCCAGGGATGTCGTAGGACTTCATCAGTTGAACTCCGCCCACGCACCGATGAACACAGTCTTCACAGGGTCGGTTACGCGCAGACGAAAGACCCAGTCGCGGCCACGGCCAAGACGCAGGAACAGCGAACGGCACTTGAACTGGCCCATCGCGCCGATGTCGCGCCAGATCTCTTCAGACCACGTATGACCGCCGTCCTTGCTGTATTGCAGCATCAGTTTCGGCTGCGAGCCCTGCCCTGTCAGCAATCCAACACCGCCTTCCATCTCGATCCAGAGCTTCGACAGGAACGTGTACCTACCGGTCGATTGGTGGCGTGACACCAACTCACGCGCGATGGACTGGCCGTCGTCGGTGTAGACGCCGTCTTCAAAGCGGTATAGCTTGCCGTTCTCGTAGTCGGTGACATACGAGCTGTCCAGAAAATTGATCTGGATCTCGCCACGGTGGCGGCCGCCCGACGACTCGGCACGGTGCCACTCACGGCTCAGACCGTCGAACACCCACGACTCATTGGCCGAGGGGAAACTGATCTGGTAGAACGGGTGCCCACTCACCATGTAGGCAAAGGCAGTCGCGTTCGACACGCCTTCATACTGGCTGAAGATGTAATCCATCTCAGGGTTCGACACGGGAACAGCGCTATAGCCAGACAGCGTGCAGACTTGCACAGCACCGAGACGGTTCTTGCGCAAGAAGATCATCGAGTCCATGAACTTGCACAGCGACCAGCGCGCAGCAAGACCCCACTCAATCGCTGCAGCACCAACGCGAGCAAACGGGAAGTCCAGCGCTCCCGAATCGCTCCAGAATTCCGTTGTCTCACTGCCAAACAGGACAATTTGTCCGTTGTCGGCGATGACTCGGATCAGGTTGTCAGGATTCGACTCAGCCGTTGCGAAGTCCAGCGAGGCCCAGCCTGTCAAACCATCAAGCGGCGCCGACACGTAGAAGCGACCAGATTCTGGTTTCTGAACGATGAAATACTGGTTCAGGAACGTCACCGTGTCTGCCCCCGGAAAATCCGGGTCAGTGATCTGCGCGAACGTCGAAGTACCCGTGTCGTAGATGTACCCATTCGGGCCGTCCACGATGATGATCTGCGTGCCGTTGTCCGACATGTCTACACGCCCAGCAGACGTGAGCAACGTGCCGATGTCGGTCATCGTCCCGTCATTCGTCACGCGCCATAGCGTGAAGCGGTTGACGATGTAGAGAACGTCGTCCTTCTTCCAGGCCCCACGGCTCGCATACGCGCCGAAGTTGACGAAAGTCGTCAACCCTGGCGTTGGATAGAGCGTCAAAGTCCCCTTCTCGCCATCCTTCTGGATCTCGGCATACAGGTTCGTGCGCTTCTGCGCATCGACGTTGTACGACTTGCCGAAGTTGCCAAGCCCGAAGAGAGGAACAGGCCTTATCGCCATTCCAGCGGCCCCGAGCGCGGATAGGCGCAGTCATCGACCGTGAAGCTGATCGGCGCCTGGTCGGTCGCCCATTGCAGCATCAGGAACTTCTTCTGCGCAGCACGGGCGGAAATCTCAGCACGAATCGTCTGGTCTACGCCGTACTTCAGCGAGATCTCATCAGCAAGGAAGTACTGCAGGCTGTTGACGAACTGCTGCTGGATGTTCGTGGTCCCCGCAAGGATCACGTCCGGCAGGATCGACTGATAGCTCAGCGTCAGTCCCGGCTCTTGCGTCGGCGCCGGGTACAGGTGAAAGCTCAGATCAGGCGAGACGTAGAACACCTCCGGGTAGTCTGCCGTCTTCGTGAGGTCGTATGCCTCCCAGATGGCTTTAGGGACTTGCTTCAGGGGACGCGCTGAACCCGAAGCATCCGTGTACTTCAGCAGGGGCACTCCGAAGTAGTCGGTCGGCGGCGTGACGATGCTTGGCGTTCCGATGGTCCATGCAACCGCGACAGGCGTGTTCGAGATGCGCGGCCATTGGAAGCCGTAGCTCGGAAGTTCCTTGATGACCCCGTTCAGTGCATCAAGGCACAGGTCTGCATCCTCGTCTTCCACCTTCTCGCCGACGCCGATGGATTGGCAGAGCTGCAGAGCCCCCTGGATGACCTTCATCGCGGTCAGCGACCAGTCCAAGCTGGCATCAATGACGATGGTCATGCCGTCCTTTCAGGCAAAAGAAAACCCGCCGAAGCGGGTTGGGTGGTGGCGGGGAATGAGATTCACAGCGAGCCAAATCCAGTGAGCACCCACGCACTGCCGTCGTACATGACATCGCACCACTGCCCTGCAGCAAGAGCTTTCAGAGGTCCAGTGCCCACGTTGAGATTGAATGCCCCAGTCGCCGCAGCCGTGCGAAGGACACGGCGAGAGTCGCCATTGATTGCGCCTGATGTGCTTAGGGTCGCGGCTCGGTTCGCCGTCAGAGGAGTGGCCCACCGGTCCACGGAAGCCGCTTGGTTGGCCACAATGGAAAAGTCTGCATCGCCGTGATCGGCAGAGAACCCATAGGCCATTCTTGCGCGCACCCAACCTGTTGCTGCGGCGCCGGCCTCTTTGAAGTAGAAGGTGGAATTCGGCGTGCCATCAAGGCGGGCAAACATCGACCCAACAACTGCCGAGACTGCGGCTTCTGGTGTTGCCGATCCAGTGCGCCAGAGGGCCGTCCCGTCACCAGGTCGGAACAGAGCACCATAGACTTGGGACCATCGCGTGCTGCTGGACCCGAGAGTTGTGCCGTTGTCTTCGAGAGGCAGCACCTGCTTTGCAGACCCGCCGCCCGTGTACATGAGCCGAATGCCCATGCGATTGGCCTCGGCGCCAGCTTGCATGTCGCATACGAACCAATCCGATCGCCCGACCATTCGCTGAGTCGGAACATCAGTGATCGAGTGGCTCCACTGCAGCCCCGACGCCATCAATGCTGTGTTGTACGGGTAGACGTTATTTGCTACCTCGCGGACAACCTCCAGAGAACTGGAAGGCGCCGAGTAGCTCGTTTCTGACCAAGTACGGGTGCCCTTGATCCCATTGGCAATGATTCGACCCGTCCCGATGTCAAGCACAGTCGCTTCGACTTGGTTACTCTCGCTCAAGATGTAGCCATTGCCAATCTGCTCGAAAGCTTTGGCCGCGTTTCGCAAGCGACTGCCTCGCACAATCACGATGGCGTTGTTTGCGTAGACAAGGGGGCGTGTCGCCGAATTGGTTTCGATGAAATCCGACGAGATTGTCACTGGGCCATTGATACGCCCTGGTACTCCCGAGCCATCGACATAGACCGTCTCTTCCTCGATCTGCTCGAAGTCGATGCCTGAAGCGTCAACAGGCCCGCACCCGTTTCGACAAATCAGGCCCTTCGTAACCTTCTCGATGAACGTGCCAGCAAAGGAGATGCCGTTGTTGTCGCCGTCGATCAAGACGCCAGCAACTGTAGGTATCTTGTCGTCCCCCCACACCTTCATGTGCTCCATGCTGATGCCGTTGCACGCCTTGCGAAGCCACACGCCGCCCTCGCCTGGGCCCGTGATGTACGAGCCGATCTTTCCGCCCCAGCAACTGTTGTAGGCCCAGACCCCCCACTTGGTCGGCTTTGACACGGGGCAAGTGATCCTGTAGTCGATGTAACTGTCGAGGAACACCCCAAACCCTGCCACATCGTTGCACTGCAACGTCAAGCTTTTGTCGAGCAGAAGGCCATTCCGCCTCGACCCAGATGGGTTATCGACAGTCCCAGCATTGCCTGGTGTGGTCGCTGCCGTGTCCACAAAATAGAGCATCGGTGCAGCCGTCAGCGTGCCGCCTCCGAATACGTCGAAAGTGACGGTTGCAAACGGAGCCTTTGCACGCAATAGAACGCTGCCGACGATGGTCACGTTGAATGTGCCTTTTATCGGGGCACTGACTGAGCAGAAGTCGCCGGAGCGGAAGCAAATACGCCCGGGGCGCCCGCTGCCCCGCACGAAGTCAAATGCCGCTTGAATCGCGGCGGTGTCGTCTGCGATGCCATCTCCGACCACACCAAACCAACTCGCCATTAGGTCGCCGTCGTACAGGCGTTTCCAGCGGCGGCCGTCAGCATCCACAATGATCGTTCCGCCGTTGTCGGCGGATACAAGATCGGCGTCATCCCGATAGAACGATCCCGTCACGCCGGGGGTCGTTACACGAATGCCGGCGGCACGTCCGCTGTACGCGCGCAGAGCGGTGTAGCTCTGCATCGGAAGCGCGTTGTCGAAGATGGCCTGCGCCTCAGCTGCGCTGAAGTCATAAGCCGGCACAACAGAAGCCGCCGAAAGGTCATCCTTCTTGACGGCCTCTTCATCGATGCCCAGCGCATCTGCGATCAGGACATCCGTGTACATGTTCACACCGCTCACAGCGATGTCGTACAAGCCGTTGGCGACGTAGAACTCAAAGTAGCCGTTCGCGTTCGTCGTAAGCGGATTCGGTGTGACTGTGACGCCGTCGTCCGAGTAGATCGTTGCAGGAGTAGCAGTCCCCGCGAGCTTGATCAGCACCTTGATGCCGACCACCGCGTCGCCGTTGCGTGCCGCAATGTTGTTCTGGTACTTCTGCATGACCTATGGCCTCAAGCCGCTTCGAGGGTGTACTGATAGGTCGGAATCGAAACATCCGACCAGTTGCCTTCTTCATCCTGGACGCGCGTGTGAGTCACGGCATGTCGGAGCGCATCGAGAAAGTTCTCATCGATGGTGGTCGGGATATTTCGCGGGTACGCGTTGATCTTGTAGTTGTGGCCGATCTCCACGGGCGCACCTTGGCCGTGGAATGTGATTCGGTGCTTCTTGAGTGCGGGTTGCTGCACGGCGATTTGCGGGGCTTCGCTGCTGTTCGGGATACCACGGGGCATTTCGTTTCTCCAAAGAAAAAGGCCCGGATAACCGCCGGGCCTTGGGGGTTGATGGATGGTCGGTTTAGCCGAGGGCTTCCCACACGAAGGTCTTGGAAGCAACCATCGTGGTTGCAGTCACCGTGAAGGTGCTGCCCGACACAGCGATGCCGTTGGTGGTTTCCAGCGTTCGCGTGCCGGCTGCGACGGTGTGGATCGAGCTGGCCGATGCCATGCCCGTCAGCCACTCGTCGCTGATGCGGTCGGTGACGTTGTGGAAGCGAACCACACGCGGGGTGAAACCCACGGTGAAAGTTGCAGCCGCAGCAGCGCCAGCGTCGGAGACGACGTAGCCGGTGGCATGGTTGACGATGCCGCCGCTATTGGCTTGGGTGTTGGTGGTGAGTGCCATGATGGTCTTTCAATGAGGTGCGCCCACGGGTTAGGTGGGCGCCGTTGGTTTAGGCGGAAGCCAAGCTTTCCAGGCGCAGAAGCCATGCCTGGTTCAGAACGACGGTGGTCGTCATGGCCTTCCAGCCCACAGTGGCGCGCTGGTTCAGCGGATCGGCTGCGCCGGCAGAACCGAGCGGCTTCACGATGGTTTCCATGGCATGACCGGCAAGCGGCACATTGCCGTAGGCATCAGCTGCGATGAAGAGCGTGGCGTACACGTCGTTCGAGCCGCCGCCAGTTGCCTTGTAGCCTGCGGTCGTCGCGGTCGTGGCGTTCACCCAGATCTTGCAGTTGGTCGAAGAGACGAAACGCAGGTTCTTGTACGAGCCGATCTCGTCTTCGATGATCCCCTCTTGCGAGCCGTAGTCCGAGGTCGATTTGTAGCCCGTGATGGACTCCAGATCGTGCTCGACGTCCGGATGCACCAGTGCAATGAACGACTTGCGGACCGAACCAGTGCCAACCTTGTCGGAGGCGTCGATGCCTTCCTTCATCCACTTGGCGTTCTGGTTCTTGAGGAACCGGATCACCTTGTTGAGGTCGTCGGCAGTGACCTTGTTCACCAGCGCGAGGCGGTTGGCGACGGCGGAAGCGTAGGCCACGTTCGTACCGGCCACGAGCACATCACGGCGGATGAGGTCGATGGTCGTGCCGGCCTGGTCGCCGAGGATGTCGGTCGCCTCGGTGATCACCGGGTCTTGGTTCAGCAGGCTCACCTTGTCCGACACGGTGACGAAATCACCGTACTGGAGCGGCGTTGCCAGGATGTCGGTCGTGGAAAGCTGCGAGCCGGAGGGCGTCACACCCTCGACAAGCGCGGTCGTCGCGGCGGCGAGCTGCGAGTAGCGGCGGAACTTGACTTGCTCACCGCTTCGGGTCGGGAGCGGACGCTTCTGGCCGAATCGACCGTGGATGTCGTTCGGTTGGGCGCGGCGCAGAAGGTTGCGGTCGTAGAAAGCCTGATTGCCTGGGGCAACTTGGCTCAGGGTGGTCACATTGGTCATGCTGATCTTTCTCTAGGGCTTAGTACCCTTTGACGCGCTTCACCTCTCGGGCGAAATCAGCGTCGGACATGTTTTTCATCCGCTCGGCCATCGCCAGTTGATCGTCCGGGGCGACTCTTGCGGAGCCTCCACCAGCGCCAGCACCTGGAACAGCCATAGCGGACACCTTGGCTTGCTTCGCAACTTCGGCAGCGAATCGCTTGCCAACCTGTTGCTCTGTGAAAGCCAGTTTTTCTGCAGTGATTTCACGAATCGCCACCAGCGGGTCATTGACCTCAGGGCCAAGAGCGTCGAAACGCGCCTTGATTGCCTTTTCAAGCTCAGGATCGATAGACACATCGAAGATGCCCGGGTGGACCTTCTCAATAGCTGCCTGCCATTCCTGCGCCTTCTGCTCTTCCTGATGTCGCGGAGTCGGATCTTTCGCAACGAAGCGGATCGCATCGGCCAATTCCGGATTCGCATCCAAAATAGCTGGCTTGTTTGCCTCGCGCTCTGCTGCTTCACGCTCTCGACGTTCTTGCGCGCGCTCTTGCGCCAATTTGGTCGCCCAGGCTTGGTTGTCCTTGGCGATCTTCTCGGCCTTTGCTACGCGCTCTTCGAGAACCTTGATTGGGTCCGGCTCTTCGGGCTTGGGCTCTTCAGCCACCGGCTTCTTCTCGGGCTCGACAACCGTTTCCGGCGTCTCTACCTTCGCGAACTTGCCGTCAGCGCCTCGTGCGGTAGTTGCTTGCGCATCCGCTTCGAGCTTTGCTGCTGCCTCTGCGTACTCCTTCTGGTATTGCTCGTCATTCACTTGCATCGAATTTGCTCCTTCGGGCCCTTGCGGGTAGTCCGTCTTCCGTCAACCTGCCCCGTCCTCTTCGGATAGTGGGGCGCGCATGCCTTCAAGCTCCGATAGGAGCGTTTCAGGCAATTCCTTCATGTCGCGTAGCGCCTTGATGCGCCCTCGCGTCTGTTCGTCGTCTTTGTTGATGAGCTGCACGGTGAGCTCGCTGACCTTTGCGTCGATCTCGGCCACCACGAGCGGCCAAGCGGTCTTCGTGCGCTCCAGCCATTCAGTGATGTAGGAAATCCGTACCGCGCTCATCGCGGCTCAACAGGTGGCTCGCCCAAAGAAAAACCGCCTTCAGGAGGCGGTTCGTTCGGGGAAATCTCTTCTTGCGGAGGAATGCCAGGATCTGGCGGCATCTGCTCAGGCGGCGCGAGCTCTTCGGGCGGCGTTTGTTGCTCCATCATGTGTGCCAGCGCCATTGCAACGGCCTGATTCACCATGTCGGTGATCGCACTCGGGTCCATGCCTGGCGCAGCGGCTAAAGCGCTGTCCTTGGCCTTCTCGATGGCGAGCAGTGCATTGGCCTTGTCTGCGTCGATCTCGGCCTTCATGCGCTTGAATGACTCATCCTCAGACTTCTGCTGAGCTTTCTGCAGGTCTTGCTGGGTCTTCTGGAGCTCTTGTCCCATCTGCTCCATCTGTTCGGCAACCTGCATCATTCGCTGCTTCATCTGCGGCGGGATGTCGCCCTCGCCTTCCTTGTCATCCAGGATGGGCGATTCCTTGCCGATCTCCATCACTTCCCAGGTCTGGCGCAGGAGCTCTTTCGCATCGATCAGCGGCGCTGTCACAGGGTTGCCAAGCGCGAACTCTGAGAACGCGCGGATCTTGTTCGTCAGCACTTCCTTCTGCATGAAGGAGGCCGTGCCAGTGGCTTGCCAGTCCATAAAGGACGACTTGCCGAACTCCTTGATCTGCGCCCACAACTGGGCAGCTTCATCGCCGTGGATCTTCTGAACCGTCTCAGGCGTCAGGTATTTGAGGTTCCAGTCGATGTAGCACTCAACGATGGGCTCAATCCACATCGAATCGATGTTCTGGATCACCTCTTTCATCGGCAGCGAGCTCGCCGACATGATCATTGAGATGCCGGAAGCGGTCTTGTTCAGGTTGCGCGAGTCGTCGCCCTGCGTGTACTTGGTGATGCCGGTGTCGTCATCCGAGAACTGCTCTGACATGCGGATCACGTCAATCCAGCCGCCAGTGATGTCTGGCTCTACCTGGAACTGGATGGCGGCTTGCTTCTGCTCAGGCGACAGACCGGGCTTGAACTGGTAGATCTTGCCCGGATACTTGCGAAAATCCTCTGTCACAGCAAAGGCCGAGCGGTCAACAGCAGCTGTGCCCAACAGGGCCATGCCTTTGCCTTCCATGAACAGGCGGAAGGCAGCGTTTGTGACCTTCTGGTGGGGCGCGTTGTTCTCAGCGACACCCACACCCCACATCTCGTGCTCCACGGCCTCATACAGGCAGCGATGGGCCGGGCTCTTGCCGCTGTAGGGGTTCTCCACCGCCTTCACGACGACACCACCAGCCATGATGATGATCGCGTCCACCATGTCGCCCATCTGGCGCTCTTCAGCATCAGCGTCCAGCATGGACGATTCGCTTGTTTGAGCGCTCTTTGACCACGCGTCAAAGGTCGATGCAGGCACTTTTCCGAAGAAGCGCGCAACCTTGATGCGGTCATTCTTGAACCAGTACTGAACGTTGCCGCGCATCTGCGAAGCACGCTCCGAACCAGTCTCGTTGCCACGGTCGCCTGGGCCGATCATCGCCATCTCGACGTTCTTGTAGCTCTTGTCGTTCTTCCAGGCTGCTACTGTCGTCGGGCTCTCCATCGTGACCCAGAACACGCCGAGGCCGCTTGCAACCTCACGAGCCTCCGGGTCCGGGTACACGTCCAGCGTGTTGCCGAGCTCGAAGTAAGGAAGGTCATATTCGAACTTCTCTTCGGTCAGTCCATCTTCAGCCGCCATCGTTTCGGTGATGACCTCCTTGCGCACGAATGGGCCAAAGATGAAGCCGGTTCCGTAGGTCGCCAGCGTGTTCACGCCAGTCTTCAGCAGCTCCTTCATGTGGCCGCTCTCCATCTGCTCAGTGATGATGTCTTCCATCACGTCGGCATAAGGCGCAAGCTTCTCGTTTGTCGGGGTCGTGTCGAACGGCATCTGGCCGCTACCGAACAGCGCATCCGTGATCTTTGCCCGGGCTGCACGCACCTTGTTGCGGGTGGAGCCGATGAATAGACCCTTGGCCTTACGCGAGCGCGCAGCACCCGTACCACTGGTATCGTCCTCACGCGGGATGCGCAGCACATCCTGGTAGCACTCAAGCAGCTTCAGTTCCTGCGGCTTGCGCGCGTTTTCCCAATCGACAAGGCGCTGTTCGAGCAGCAAGCCTAGCGAAGTGGTTTCTTGGAGCGTGTCGGCCATAGGTTAGAAATAGAGTCCGTCTTGATCGGGCAATGCCTGGTTAATCTGAGTGTTCATCTCCGACTCTCGGAGCGAGATTCCGTAGCGGCGCATCATGTAGGCGTACCGCGTTGCAGCCATCAAGTCGTCTGACTCCTTGACTACCTTCCCATCCTTGCGGTGGTAAAGCCTGAATTCCTCGAACCAGTCTTCCAGGTGAGAGAAGACCTTGAACTTCTTGAGCTGCATCCGCTGCAGCATGTCCTGCAAGCCAGCCTCAACGCCATTCGACCCATCGGGGAACGTCGCTCTGTCCGGCATCATCTGCAGCCCTGCTTTGCGGTACTGCTCGGCCAGCTGCTGACCAGACCCTTTGTCATGCTGCAAGCCGTCATGCGGCCACGAGAACGGCAACCAGGTCGGCCACTCCCGCAATGACGCAGAGAACAGAATCGGCGTCTGCTCTTTCTGGCGATGGCAGTCAGTGACATAGATCGTGTCGTTGTCCCTGTCCCAAGCCATCCGCACGGCAGCGCTGGGGTGATCCCAACCAAAATCCAGGCCGCCAAGCTGAGCCCAGTGAGCCGGGATCGGGAAGGATCCGACCTTGATCGTCTCTTCGCTCACCGTGAAGATCCTCCCGCTTCCCAGTGTTGGGATGCCCTTGGTTCGCGCATCCCGCTCATGTGCCGGGTAGCTGGCAATGATTGCGGCCCGCTGCTCTGGCGTGTAGTGCTCTGCATCGTTGATCGTCATCGACGTGACGCAGCTACCAGCCACCTTGTCAATCAGGAAGCGCCTCACCACGTCGCTCATGCCCTTCAGAGGGGTGAACGTCATGTAAACCATGCCGCCCGTCGCATTGGTGCGGGTCAGGCTCTCGGTGTAGATGTCCGCATCCGGCTCTTCATCGAGCCAAACGAAGTCCAGCGTCTCAGCCTGGAACTTCTCTCGCCCTTGGTCGTAGCTCTTGAACCCGATCAGGGATTCGCCAGCCTGAACATCCCCACCGCCTCCATGTCGAATCACCAGCGTGTCCACCGCATCGGCGACACCGCGCTTCATCGACTTGTCTTTGATCGCATCCCGAGGAATGGCGCCAGTGCCGATAGCGTTGGAGCGGCCACACAGCACACGCTGCACAGAATCCCGCGTCACCTCGCTCGTCACACCAGCAGCCCAGCCTGCTACAGCCTTCGGATAGACCCTTCCAGCCCACCAATCCGGGTATCGCCCCGTCAGGTGCATGGCAGTCTCAAACCCCGCGCTCCAGGTCTTTCCAAGCTGGTTGCCGGCCATCAGCAGGCGCTCACGGAACCCAGAGCCTTTGGCGTGAAACTCAGCCTGCTTGGCATAGGCCCGGTAATCCCTGAGCTTGTTGCCCTCCTTGCGCCGCTGCTTTTCCTCCAGCAGGGCTAGAAGCTCAAGTTTCTCTTCCCGCTTCAAGGAGTCTGGCAAGTTTTGCATCAAGCTGCTCTTCGGTCAGATCCGTCACGGTCGTCTTCTGGTCGATCTCCAGCTTCTCGCCGTACTCACGGGGATTGGCCTTCGATGCCTTCCAGCGGAAGTGGCTAGCCAGCTCACGGGCTTTTGCCAACTCGAACGGGTCTCGGGCGTCTTCAAGCTTCTGAGCCGCCAGGTCGGCAAAACTAGCCGCCGACGCAAGCCGTGCCTCGCGTGCGCGCGCGGAACGTTGCGGGTCAGCCGCGAGCCACCTGCAAAGAGTCGCCACGTGCACTCCCGCAGATTGCGCAATCGCGGTCTGGCTTTCCCCTCCTACGAGTCGGTCGCAGACCTCATCGATGCCCAGCACATCCAGCGGCGACGGAGGCGTTGCAGCCTCACCCTTCGCTGCGGTCTTCTTGGCCTTACTTGCTGCCATTTCCCTCAACCTCTTCCCGGTCCAGATCCTGTACGAGCACCACGCCGTCTTGACCTGGCAGGTATACCCGCACCTTCGGTCCAGGCGTTGCTTGGCTCTCTAGGTTCCACATCGCACATCTAGCCGCGTGAACCTCATCGGCTGTGCTTTCCGGGTCTGCCTTGAGCGCCTCATACCACCATGTAGCCCATGCCACTGTCACACCAGGCGTCCCACACGGGTATCCGTCATCCTGCCAGAGCACCTCATTGCCTTGCGCCTTCCATGAGGCGGAGAAGAGAGAGCGCTGGTCTTGGATGTTGGTCATGGTGATCCTTCGAGGCCTTGCGGCTAATTCGACGGTTGAACGTAAAAAAGCCCGCTAGCCTCTCGACTGCGGGCAATGTGGCAACTGCTTGCCGGGGAATGGTTAGTGGCTACTGCGCTCTTTGAGCCTGATGAATGCCAGCACAGCGAAGCCGCCAATGAACAGTAGCGCGATGAATGCGGCGAACAAGTACTTCTCGTACATCATCCGCCCCACCCATCACGAGCGATGCAGCCAGAACCGCCACCATCCTCGAAAACGAAAAAGCCACCGAGTATTGCTACTGGGTGGCTTTGGAAATGAAGATGGCGACCGGACGACAGGACGATGAGGACTCGAACCCCTTGAACGCCGGCCGGCAGCCACCTGGCATGCCCTATCGATGGGTCACCATCACGGCTGCGGACTCTCGCCACCATCAGCAAAGGCCACATGGGCAAAGCGTCAAGTCTATGAATCCGCATGCGAGATGGACCACTTCTCCCCTTCCGCCGACGCCAAAGCACCTCACGGAAAGTTCGATTTATGCGTATGCGCGGTCGATTGCGCGCGATCCTACACGATGTTTCTTTCGTGTGCAACTACTTTCTTCGGTTCACCAGCATCGTCCTGCCGCCATGGACGAGCGCAGCCAGAACCTCGTAGGTCACGGCCAGTTCGCGTGCGGCTACCGCTGGAGGCGTCTTCGTCCTGACGTAGCTCCAGCGGATAGCATCGCGATTCTTGTCCGGCAGTTCTCGGACAGCCTTCTCCATGACGCTCCCGTCCAGCGAGTCCAGCGGGTCGCTCAGCTCAGGCGCGTGCCACTGGCGCCCATGAGACTTGCCCATCTTCCAAATCGGCCCCACCCATGACGGGCGACGAACTGAGACGTAGCGCGCCCAGTTCTCCAGCCTCTTGTGGATGGCGTAGTGCTTCGGGTCCACCAGGTGGAAATCGATTGGCTCGATCTTGGTCTTCATCAGCATGCAATCCTCCCGGCGCTGTCGTTCATCATGACTGGCCCTTTCGTGCGTTTTCCTTCAGGCGCTTGTTCTTGGCGAACTTCATTTCGAACCCCTCGAAGAAGTACCACTTCAGAACGCCGTTCTTGTGCCGGCTGAACTTGCGCAGCCGGTTAGCCACCTGTCGGATCTCTTTCGGCAGCCTCACTTCCCTACCTCCAGCATGCTTGGGTCTATTACAGGAAACTCAACCGGCTGCAGCGTTTTGCCTTCGAGTCGGTAGACGCGGTTCGCCGTGGCGACATACAAATTCCCCTGAAACATCATCATCGCCTTGATGTCTTGCCCGCAGGGTGTTTCAGCCAACATCTCCCACCCTGGCGTCCATTCGTTCGGTAATGCAGCGCCCACTTCGTTCATGCCATCCTCTTTTCTAGTCTGCGCGCTCAGAGCTCGAGACGGTAGGCGACCCGAGAAATGTCACGACTTATGCTCTCGATGGAGCGGCGAAGGCTCATGACGTTTGAGCGCACCAAACTCGGCGCTGCTTGGATTTCCTGTGCGCCACCAATCGTTGCCTCACCACCTCCAGAGCCTCCGGGTTGGCAGACTGGGGCAATTCTTGTGAGCAATTCTTTCACGGTTGCTGCCAATTCAACCAAATCCTTCTTGCAGCCATCGAACTCAGCAGCCAGTACGGATGCCTCTCGATCCTGCATGCTTCGCATGCTGTCGATGGCCTTGGCAACAGCTTCATCCATCTTCTGGCTTCCCACTTGTCCGTAGTTCATCATGTAGCTCCTTTAAGTTGCTTCAACTTGCCGACATACAGCGCCTTGATGGCGATCAATTCGTCTCGGGTCCACTTGTGAACCTGGTTGTTGTTCTCCAGTGCTTCCACTCGCTCCAAGCCGATCCGCGCGATCAGGGCGATTCGATAGTCCACCGCATTCCCCGCGAGCCACTTGTTGTCGTGCTTCGACTGGGCATGGCAGTTGTCCTCATCGAATCTCAGGTGACTGGCTGCGCCTGTTGAGCGATAGTGGCCAGCATCTACCGCATTCCCCGACCAGTTCAGTACCCTGCCGCTTGAGATGCATGGATGGCCTGCTTGGCGGTCCCTCTCTCGAATGAATGCATTGAAGTGGAACTGCGCATCAGCGATCAATTCAGAGATGCGCTTCAGCTCTTCCCGCTTCCTCCGATCAACAGCTCGTTCGACTCTCTGCTTAGCCTTGCGTTCCCGCTCTTGCACTCTTTCTTTCTTCGCTTTAAGGGCTGCTAGAAAGTCGTCAATGCAGGCAGGGTGAATGCGCATTCCTCGCTCTTCAGCGGTGAAGCGCTCTTTGCAGTGCTTGCAGCGAGTGGGGAGGCGGGAGAGCATCAGCGCTCCTGTGGCAATACAAGGATTCCCTTCATCCATGGAATGACAGTTACGTCAAGGCCATAGATTTGCTGCCGTCCATGTTCGGCGTATCCATAGGAAGCTTGGAATCTGCACTGTTCGGACATCAGAGGCCCGCACATTAACTCTTGGAAATCCTCGCTGCCAATTAGCAACTGACGGCCTTGACGGTGGCACTGTTCAAGGATTCCATTTCTCTGTGCCATCAGGTTATTTATGAAGTCGTCCGTGTCTATGACATGCCGCGTGTAAGTCGCGACCTCTTCGTACCATTGGCATCTGAGTTTCTTCAGTGTCCATATGCAGATGCGCTGCAACCACACCCATCCTTGTTTTGGCCGAAGACAATACACATCCTCGCGCCTAACCAAGTCAATGCGTCTGCGCATCTCAACGAACTGGACTTTTTGCCTCATGCAGCCTCCATGTAATGCAGATCCACATCCTTGGCCACTGCCGTGGCATGCAGGAATTCGAGCCAGTCGCTGAACTGGTTCTTGCCGAACTTGCTGGTCTTGAGGCCCAGCATCACGACACCGCCGTTCAGGCCCTGAGCGAGCCGCACGGTTTCGCCCTGGAATGCGGCGGTAAGGATGTCTTTCCATTCCTCATCCGTGAGCCACACCATCTTCCCGTTCACAGGCCACTGCACCTGGTCGGCGAAGGCTTGCAGGATCGGCCACTGAGCGGCGTTCTGCTCAAGCGTGCGGGTTGGCTCCTGCACGGTGACGATGTAGCCGTCTGGGGCGTTCTCGACGCCGGCATGGGCGCGGCGACGGGCTTCCTCGTGTGCGAGGCGGTAGGTGTGCTTCTCGCTCACAGCAATGCCCTCCCCACCTTGCAAGAAGCCTTCTCCACCTTCACCCCTTGAGCGCCCAAGGTGAAAGTGTTGGCAAGCAATGTGCCAAAGCAGCAGGCTAGCAATAGAGCGATGAGGTATTTCATTTGGCACCCCACACGGCATGCAGCGAATGTCTGCCTTGAAGAGCTGCCGACACCACCTCGTCTGCAACCGCTGGCGCAGCCACAATGCGATGCTCGAATGGCGGCTCAGGCTCATCGTCGTGGTAGACAGGGAGGCTCGTGTCCACCGTCGCCACCTTGGTCTTCTTCTGCTTGTTCATCGCGACACGCTGGGCTATGGCCTCGCGCTGTTCCAGCCACTCTTTGCCCGCCTCAGTGATGCGGTACGGCTGGTCATCGGCGCGCATGGACTTGTGCTTGCGCAGAACAGCCATGGCGCGATAAACCTGAAGCTCTGTCAGGCCCAGCCTCTGCCCCATCTGGCGGGCGGTGTAGAGGCCATCGTCAGACATCAGCTTGAGAAGCATCATGGTGTGGCTCACGATGCATCCTCCCCAACGATAGAGCGGTAGACCTTGCGCCACAGCTTCCCCTCTTCGGTGAACCATGGGTATGGGCAGGCATCGAGGATGGTCTGGCCGAGCTTGGCGGCGCGCTGGGCGTCGTTGGTCACAGCTTGAATGGCGTACTCGGTCATCACGCCTCCTTCACGTCTTGGAGCACAGGCGAACCGCCATACCGCTGCTTTGCATCAGCCATCGAAGCAGCAGGACCAAGCTCCCGCCACTTCACTGCGAACCATTCCTTCTTTACTAGCTTTCCAGAGCGGTCATATTCGGTGAAGAACATGCCGGTGGGGATGCGGACGATTTCGAGGGCGATCATTTCAGTTCTCCTTGTTGCGCCATGCGCTGATGATTTCGGCGATGCAGGTTCCAGACGCTGTGATCAGGATCACCGTCCCCATGAAGGTCCAGAAGCTGCGAAAGATGAGTTCAAACAGTTGCATCACTACTCCTTCGTTCGGTTGGAGAACCGCCACTTGCCCACCGCATTGCGCTCGATGTGCCCTTCCTCAGCCAGCCGATGCAGGTAGTCGTGGCCGGTCTGCTCCGTCACCTTGAATCGCTGCGCGATGCAGGCTTGCGGCGGCAACTGGTCGTTCTCCGCGAAGAACTCGTGGCAATAGGCCAGCACCTCGGTCATGAGCGCCTGCTTCGCCAGCTTTAGGTAGGCCCCCTTGCCCGGGATGCCAGTTGCGTGCGCCCTGGGCTTCCTGACCTTCGGCGCTAGATCGACCTTGACCTTGACCATGGCCCGATGCTTCGGAGTCGGCAGGCCTCGGAGTTGCGCGGCGATGCGGTTTGCCGCTTGGCACTCGGCGCTGAATTCGCTCATGCTTCCACTCCCAGTGCATCGCGAGCCATTGCCAGCGATGTGCGCGTTGCCTTGTAGGCGCCGCATTCGTGACGTTGAACCACACGGCGCGCCCAGTCGAGCGAGTCGCCTGTGGGGGCGGTCTTGGCGAGGATTGGCCCCAGCTTTGCCAACTCAGCAGCGATGCGCTCTTTACCGGCAGCCGCCTGCTCGATACGCGGCTGCTCTTCTTCCGGCGCACGACGAGCAATGGCGCGAAACTCCAGCACAGTCGGCGGCTTATCGGGCGGAATGTTCTGCAGTGCCCAAGCGATGGACTTTGGGAAACGCTCGAAGCCTGAAAGCTCATGCGCCCAATCCGACTTCACAGCATTCATATCGATGTCTTGCCACCGACGAAGAAACACCTGCCCATAGGTCAGCGTGAGCTTGTCAAAAATCCGATCAACCCAAGCGGCGGGGAGAGACATCTGTGGCCTCCATGTCAATGAAAAATTGATCGGCAGGCACGCCAGCGGCAACGCCAGGTGCGGCTTGATGTGTCCGGGCGCGTTGCTCGGTACGCCACGCAGGCTCAGGCACGGATCGCTGTCCAGCGGCATGCATGCACGTGGCCTTGAGGTATTCGGCAGGGTCAGCGGGACGCGACACTACGGCGGTGCGCACAGCCTCGACCACGATCTGATCGCCGTAGTCCTTCACGAGCTTCCCGACGAACGATCCACATTGCGCAGGCGGCATGCCGGATTGGCTCAGCAGCGACTTCCCCGCCTTCCAGAGTTCATCTTTCGACAAATCGGATGCGGGCTTGACGGCCTCGCCGTCCGTTCCGTTAGGAACGGTATCTTCTTCTCTTCTCTTCTCTTCTCTAGGTAACGCTCCGCTAACGCTTGCAGCGTTACCTTCCGCGTTAGCTGAAGCGTTAGTTTTGTGGTTTGCGACCCGTTTTGCGGTCAAAGCGCGGCTTTTCGCGGTCGCACCGTTGTGACGGTCGAAGTTTGCGAGGTGGATCGACGTGCCGTTGATGACAATCCAACCGACATCAGCCACCGCCTGAACGAAACCGCTAACGCCAATGATGCGATCCAGTAACGCCGCGCTAACGCTCGGAGCGTTACCGTCCACTGTCTGTTGATCAAACCAACGGAACAAGCGCATGAGTTTCCCGACCGTCAGATCGGGGTCTTCCCAACCCATCGCGATGGTGATGGCGAGCGTCTCCGGCTTCTCCGGAAGGGAACACTCGAATTTGAGCCACTCGCCAGCCATGATTTAGGTCGCTTCCCACACACGCATGCCATTGGCCAACAGATCGGCGCCATCACGCTGCACAACGCGGATCAGGCCCTTGCGCTGCAGCTCGACAGTGCGGCGGTCCACCTGGACGACGGTGAGACCGCAGCACTCACCAATCTCTTCGGCGCACATGCCATCGCTGAACCCGTTCTTCAGGACGTGCAGGATTCGTGCGGCATGGCTGTCAGCAAAGCGAACAGAGCCGGCTGCTGCAAGGTGCGATGACAGGGGGTCACTGGCGCGAGCGCGCGGCAGATCGGCCATGTCGTCCATACCCATCACCATTTCGTCGGTGACAAAAGAATTTGCAGTGTGAGTGTTCATGGTCGTTCCAAATCCGTACGTTTTTGTCAGCGATTCGTGGGTGGCTTGCTGAGGCCCTCCGCACCAAGGCGGCGACCGAGCGAACGCAGATCCAACTGAGTGCTAGCGAGTCTCAAAAGGGCCTCTTCAATGGAAAGGCCGTGTTCTTGGGCATAGCGTGAAAGGTCCGCCATCGCCGTGTCTGGGACGTCAACATCCCAGTTGTCTTGGATTTCCACGTGACTCCTCGTGTTACGGAAAGCTCACGCGTTAGCGCGTCGCAATCCGTTGCGGACCTTGGAAGAATCCTCTGCATGTCTACGCCAAGCCAAACATTCCAGAGCAAGTTCCAAGATCGTTGCCGTGGGTTGCTTCTGCATCCGCTCGGCCTCTTCAATGAAGAGCTGTCGTTGCTCATCGTTGGTCGAGAGGTTGAAACGGTGCTTGCGGACGTGAGATTTATCGCTGTACATACGGTTGGTGCGAGGTTGGTTAGTGGGGATGCCGAACGACGTTCAGGCGGTTGGATTTCTGCTCATGGCGCTGCCTTACTCGGCCTCGCCGGGCTCTTCGCTGCTCAGTGCAGCAAGGACGCCACCAGCAAGCGCAATAGCTCCAATGAGCATGAGAGCGGCTTCGAGGTACATCACGGCTCAGTCCTCAGTGGAGAAGCCGTACAGGCCGATGCCCGTAGCAATCAGACCAATGGCGAAGGTCGCGCCAAGCTCGCCAAGTCCGTGCGAGATGAGCGAGACGCCGACGATCAGGAACATGAGCGCGATGAAGTGGTTCATGGCTCAGGCCTTGACGGGTGCCCGCCCGCAATCGAAGGAGAATCCGGGTTCCTCAACACGGCCTTCGAAAGGGGCAGACATGCACATCGTTGTGATCGACGGGACGAGTCCTCGGGCTGGAACATTCGTGTTCCCCAGCACATGGGAATGGACGACTGGGAACATCAGGCATCCCTCGTTTCAGTGTCAGAAGCTGGATTGGTCTGTGCCCGGCTTCCTGAGAATCGAGCCCATAGCCCCGCCCAACGTGCCACCAGACGCACCAGCAGGCCCCTTGGAGCTGTGGATTCCGACAGACCTTGTTGTGACGATCCTGCGTTTGCCAGCGCTTCCCAGATCGGATCACGGCGGCGAGTTGCCGGCTTCTTGCCTCGATGGCCGGGGTACGTCTTGATCGGCTTCACGTCACACCCCTTCCTTTGCTTCGGAGCGGGTGCGCAAGCGCTTCAACTCCCGGTCGCTCGCCTTCGACAGCACAATCAGCTGCTGACCGAGTGCGAATCGGGGTTCGGTGGTTGTCCCCTTCAGAAGGTCGCTGATGGTTGCTTGGCCGCATCCGCAGATCGCGGAGATCTGCATCTGGCTAAGACCGCGTTTCTGAATGCTTGAGATGAGTTGTGACCAGTCCATGGCCGCGATCCTACCGGAGGTCCGTTATTCGGTCAAGCGGTCATCCGTTAACGGGCATCACTACCCTGCGCGTATGGCAAACAGAGATAGAACCGAATTCGGTAGCCGGGTCATTCAGGCGCGCAAACACGCCGAGTTGACCCAGCACGGATTGAGCGCTGCCACGGGGATCAAGCAATCCACCATCGCGGAGATGGAGGTGTCTGGGCAGTCGTCGCTCATGACGCCGCAGATCGCCAGGGCCTGCGGCGTGGACGCCTATTGGCTTGCTACGGGCGAAGGCCCCATGGTGGCGTCCAGCGAAGACGAGCCGGAAGATGAAGGGATGCAGCTCGCCAAGGCGCTATCTACCCTTGTTGGAGCGCTCCAGGCCGCTGACGCTGACAAGCTATTAGCCGTCGAGCGATGGCTTTCGGCTATGGCAACAGATCCAACCAACGCAAAAAATAAATCAGACTTAATCCTTAAGTTACTGGTTACTGATGCTGACAAAGATTACAAAGGCCCTCAAGATCGAACGCCAGAAGCTCACATTGTTGGGCAGCTCGACGTACCTGATCTAGGAGACAACCACGATGGGCGACGTAATACCGTTACCGAGGCGCGCAGGCGCCGCAAATGAACCCACCGAGACGGCATCGGTGCTGGCGGGATTGATGGCGCAGAGCGCCTCGGGAGAAATGCAGGGGTCGATTCATATCGCATCGACCAAGAGCGGAACGGAATTCCATGTCCTTGGGACGTATGCCGACCGGCTGCAGGTAGGTGTGCTGGCCCTCGTCAAGGGGCTGAATTTCATCACTGACAAGATCGTTGCTACTGGCAACGTTGGGAATACTCGCTCCGACGCAGTAAGCACGTCCTGGGAGGCGCCCAGAAGAAGACTCCCCCGACGTCTGCGTGAGGTCACAAAACTGGGCGACCTGGAGTAATCATGGCTACTGTCACCAACATTTTTGAGTACCAGCAGAAGGACATCGGCGAGGCGCTTGCGAAGCTCACCGAGCAATGGCGCGCCGGAGAACTAAAGGGGTTTGTTTTCGCCTGCAAGATGGCCGGCGACAAACAGCACGGGATAGGTCTGACAGGAGACTACCGACGCGATCCTTTCGAGGTTCTGGGCGTCATGTCCAGAATCGAATTCGTTATCAACCGCATCATCGAGGGCCGACAACAGCCCAAAAGGGAGCAACTATGAGGTGTCTGCTGATTGCCGCAATGAGCGCGATTCTGGTGGTTGGGTGCGCCGTTCCGACTACAGGCGTCGTTCCGCTGACTGACGGCTTGAAAAAGGTCACTCACCAAGGCGGCAGCTTCATGGTCCCGACCTCCACCCTGAAAACTCGTGCGATCACGGAGGCGAACGAGAGCTGTGCACCGAAGGCCGCCCGCGTGATCGACGTGAAAGAGACGCAGGCCAAACCCATGGGCGGATGGCCTGAGGCCGAAGTGCTCTTTAGGTGTGAGTGAGTCGTGAAGAAAGCAATCAAGTTTGTTGGCTGGTTGGTTGCCGCTCTCTTTGCCGTGTCCATGTACCTTGGCGCCAACGAACTAACGCGGCTGGGCCTTGGGCTGCTGGCGGTATTGCTCTACGGTTTCTACACGCTGGCGAACATGATTGAGGCGGGCCAAAAGCGCGCCGAGGCAGCACTCTCCAGGCTCGAAGAAGACGTGCACCGCCTTGTAGGAACTCAACTCAGCCCCTATGAGCAGGATGGTCTAGTGGACCTCATCAATGCTCATCGAGCGGACAGACGACCTATAGACGACGCCTGAGCCCACACCACCAATGACAGCCGCCCACTGAGGCGGCTTTTTTGCGCCCCGAAAGTCCTACAGGGAAAGCCCGCACAAATTTCTTTAGCCGAAATAACGGACAGCCGTTGACTTGATAAACGGTCCTCCGTTATAATCGCATCACTCGCCAACCAACCAGGAGTGATGCAGATGGCAACGAACACCCCGAAGGCTCCGCGCAAGACGCCCCAGCGCCTGAGCCTGGCCGCACAGCTCGCACACGAGCACAGCATGGCTGTGCTGCAGAGCACCGCGACGATTGAAATCCTTGAAGAAGACGGCAAGCGCACGGACCGGCTGATCTATGTCGGCAAGGAGTACGCGAGCAAGTTCATCGCTGCGCATGGGGTGTCGGCATGAGCTACCAAGTAATCGACATCCAGACGAAGCAGCCCGTGGGCAAGCCCATGAGCAAGCAGGCAGCTCGTGCCAAGCGCAACCGCCTTGACCTGGCATACGGCGCTGTGCGGTATGTGGTTCGTGAGGTGGCAGCGTGAGCGGAAACGCGCGTTGCGTTCAATGCGCTCACTCGGAATGGGAAGTGACGCCGACCGGACGAATCAAGAAGAATGTTTCGGGACGCTGCAACGCCACATTGCCGCCTCCATTTCGCATTCTTGCGGCAGAAATAGCCATCACCTACAAGCGCGGCATCTGGCCGGATTTCGAAGGCGCTTGCGACCTGTTCGAGGTGCGGAAGTGACGTACCTCTTCGACTCCCAAGACGAAGCGCCTGTACTCGTTGTCAACGAGCTTTCAGGAGAAGCCTCACTGCATTGCTTTAGAGCGCTGCTGATTGCTTATCAAGCGGGCAATGTGCCTGCTCTGGAGGTTGCATGAAGCCCGTCACCTTCGACTACGCCTACAGCTGCCCAAAGATCGACAGGGCCATCGCTGGCGCGAAGTCTGAGATTGAATCGTTTCTCATCGACTTCATTGAGGAACTGAGCCCGTTCGTTCCGAAAAAGGAGCGTGACCGCATTGCGTCCGACTACGCGGCGAACCTGTACAGCAACTTGGAGGATGCATTTGAAGAAGTGCGCTCCACCAACGAAGACATGCGCCGCGAAGCTGAAAGCCAGATCGAGAGCTTGGCGAGAAGAATTGCAGAGCTTGAGCATGACTTGGGGGCTGCATCGTGAACGCCTTCACCAATCTCCAGCACCGCGAACGGCGTCTTCGCTACCTGCGCGACGAAATGCGCGCTGTCTACCGCGCAGGCGGCATGAGCGACCGCGAGCTGTTCGACATGGTGAATTTCCTCATCGGTCAATGCGCTCCTGAACAGCAGGAATCGAAAGACGGCTTGCTGACGGTTGCATGCGATCTTGATCTTGAGCTACCCGATGCCGATGCATTTCATGGGCTTGGAGAGGCATCGCTTGATCCGTCTGACCGCTCGCCGTTCGCAGCCTTCCATCCGTGGCCGGGCCTTGCGAGGAATTCATGACTGGAGCACGTATGAACGAAGAACTGACGCCGTGGTTTCCGGCTGGTGTGACTCCTATACACAAGGGCATTTACGAGACCGACTCCGACGTTCGGGATGGCCCTTGCTATCAACGTTGGACGGGACTTTGGTGGGGGATGTGCTCGGAGTCTCACGACTTTGCCATTAGCGCCCGCTCGGGATTTCAATCCCCTCGCTGGCGCGGCCTCGCGAAGAAGCCATGAGCCGCCCTCTCATTTGGCTCACTGCCATAGCTCTAGCCATAGGCATGAGCTACGACCCTGACGGGCCTACCGAAAGTGATCTTCAGCTTGTTGCTGATGACGTTTTGCAAGCACCAATTGACGCCCGTGTGGCAATGAAGGACGAGTAATGGAACAAGCCAAGTACACGCCGGGGCCGTGGATTCACCACCCAGACGACAACATCATTGCCACTAACGATGGCCGACGCATGCTGGAGTGGCAGGCGCGCAGTCTTCATGTGCCGGCCGCCGAGCGAGACGCTAACGCCCGCCTGGTTGCTGCAGCACCTGAATTGTTGGAGGCCTTGATCCTTCTTGAGGCGGAAATGGTTCTCTCCGGAAACGCAGAAAGTCGCGATTACGGATGGAAGCCAGCCATCGAGAAAACGCGCGCCGCCATCCTTAAGGCAACGGGAGAGAAGCAATGAACTTCATCCACTCCCCGTGCGGCGACAACCGCAACGAAGACCCCGCTTTCTCTGCTCCTGTCGTCGTGGTGCTTCTTTGCACCTGGACTCTGATCTTGATCGGCGTTGTTGCGCTGGTCGCTCTTCACTTCGGGCGGCTGTGATGACTACCGCGCGCGACTTCATCAACGTGTTCCGGCTCTATCGCCGGTTCCAGCCCACCACTTACGCATTCAAGGCCGCATGGCGCATCGCTGTGCAGCGGCTTCCCTTCTGAGGACATCATGCAAAAGATCGCTACCGCCTTCGTGAAGGCAAAAAAAGAGTTCAGCCCTGCGCTGAAGGACAAGACCAACCCCGCATTCCGCAGCAAGTATGCTGATCTGGGCGCCTGCTTGGAGGCCGTGAACGATGCATTGCTGAACAACGGCATTGCACTGGTACAGCGCACCTCCGAGGACTCCACGGGCGTGACGGTCGAAACCGTGTTCCTGCACGAGTCCGGCGAAACGATGGAGAGCGGCAAGCTGCACGTCCCTGCCGCCAAGCAAGACCCGCAGGGCTATGGATCGGCACTGACCTATGCGCGCCGCTACAGCCTAATGACGGCCTGCGGCATCGCCCCAGAGGATGACGACGGCAACTCGGCCACTGATGCCAAGCGCCGCGAAGCAGCGAAGCCGCCCACCTCTGCCGTGGACATGAGCCCGAAGGCTCGGGCTGCACGCATCACTGCTGGCGTTCAGGCTGGCGACGCATCGGGAGCAGCGGTTGTGCTGGCGAACGAAACCGAGAAGGTGCGTGATGCCATCTGGGCATTCCTTGATGCCAAGACGCAGGACGAACTGACTTCTGTGTGGCCCGAGGTGGCGGCATGAGTCTCCCGGATCTGAGTGACGAAGCCAAGGTGCTGCACGTCGGGCGCATGACGCTTCTACGCAAGGCTCGTCGCGAAACAGTTGCAAAGCTGCGCGACCGCATGGTTCCTATGTTCAACGCGATGGACGATGGGCGTGTGGACTGGGCCATTCAGCCGGTGCTTGAACTGCTGGAGCAGATCAACGCCATCAATCAAGCAATCGAAGAACTGAACTGAGGCCCCCATGCCCACCCCCAGTATGCAAATCAATCCCCGCCTTGAGGATGAGCGCGCAGCGTTCGAGGCGGATGCAGCCCCCATGGGCTTCGACCTGAAGCGCCTTAGCTGCTTGGCACCTGAGCCTTGGAGCGAGTACGCCGATGAATCGACCGGGCACCGCTGGGGCGGCTGGCTCGCCCGCGCCACGAGCACACGCGAATCCTGCCCGCTGACCATTGCGCAGATCCACGACTGCGCCCGTGACGCACAGATCGACTTCTGCATGGAAAAGGAATCGAGCTTTGAGGTCGCCTTCGCACGACGCATCGAGAAGGTCCGTGCCGCTCTCAACGGAGCCGATGCAGGGGTGAGCGAGGGGTGGCAAGACATTGCGACCGCGCCGAAGGATGGCACACCGATTCTTGCGTGGTCCTACGAGTACGGCTCTCGCGAAACCTACTGGCGCCTCTATGGCGACGGATCGATTGCGAGAGCAGATTTCCTTGCGGGAAAGGGGCCGTCAGGCGCATGGGAATGGTCCGAACCTCAGAACCGCTGGGCTGCGTCGTGGAGGCCCACCCACTGGCAAACCCTTCCCTCCGCCCCAACTCAAGGAGGCTCTCATGCCTGAACTCGACATTCGCATGGCTGCATTGCAGTCGCAAACCATGGCGCGCTACGTTGACGGATTCACGCGCGAAATGATTCAAGGCCTCGGCGAGAAGAATGCGCGAGAGTTCCTTGGAAAGGCGCTCGATCATCTGCAAGAGACAGCAGCCATGCTAGGGAACGTGTCCGACCGTCTTGCCGCCCTCCCCCCTGTCGCTGGAGAGGCAGTAGCAGGCGCTATCGATGCGCGGGGGCAGGAGGCGACGGACCCGTATCAAGCTCACATGGCTGCACAGGCCGGGCTTATCGACATCGATCAACTTTCGCGCGCCCTGGTGGCGCTCGGGATCAGCCAGCCAGAAGGACGTGAAGAACTGGCGGCCCGCGTCGGCTCATTCGTTAATTGCTTGACACGCTACGCACAACATCGCGAGCAATCCCCAGCATCTCCTAACGCAGAGGCGGGCGCAGTGGCAGGGCAGCCAGTGATTGGCTGGCTGTACGACTGGGTGCAAAGCAGCGCACTCGGCAAGCCCGACGAACTGTTCACCAGCTTCACCGTCGATGAGGCGTATGCAAAGAAGGACATGCACAGCAATGCGCGCGCTGTTGCCCTCATAGATTCGCCAGTGTCCGCCGCCCCTGCATCGGCACCCGAGGCCCATCACCGCATTCCGGGCCTCGGCTTCATCTCCGACGAGGACGAAGGGCGCGTCACCCTGCAGTTCAAGGATGAAGCTGCCGCCAGCCAGTTCATGAAGGAATACGGCCCGAGCGTGGACATTGACGACATGCCGACGCGCGCACCCGAGGCACCAAAGCAGCAGGGGGAGGCGCTCGAACTGCGCGGTGTTGCGGACACACTGGAGAACGACGATGGCTGCTGGCGCTCGTGCTCCGGTTGCCATGAACTGAATGAAGGCCACGACACCGGCCCGTACAGTGCCGTGCTCAAGTGCCACCTCGGCAGCGGTTGTAGCGAGTGCGGAGGAATCGGCGCCATCTGGGACACGACCGACTATGCGGACATGGCCGATCACTCCCTCGCACAGGCAGCACCGGCAACGGGCAAGGTGGGCGCGGTGCCTTGCGACGGCGACTACCTGCGCTGGGCAGAAAAGCAAGGCGCGAAGGTCGATTGGGCTGGCCGTGGAGAAGGCGTGCGGTTCACTGCAGTCGCATGGGGCCGGTTCTGCGACGTGCTGCGAGCTACCCCTGCCCCCACTGTGCAGGCAGAGACGGGGGAGGCGCTGCGCATCGCGTTCAATCTGTACGAAACCTCCCTTCCAGAGGCCCCGACGCACTCGACCCACTACGGAGGTCAATGGAGTTCCGAGTGGTGCATTGTCATTACCCCGAGTGGGAGCGCGCAGTGCGAAAAGTTCACAGTCTCCGAGTCAGAAAAGGAGATGCTGGATAGAGGTGAAAGGCCGTACAGCAACTGGCACAAACCTGGATGGCCCCCGAAGTACTTGGCATGGGCCTACGGAAAAGACGTTGTTGCCTCCCTCAAGGCCGCTCAGCCTGACCAAGGGGGTGCCGCATGACTCGCCGCGCGGACTACTGCCCAACCGCAACCGTCGAAGAGCGCGGAAACGGCTGGGTGACCGTCGCACTCGCTCCCCTTCCCTCCGCTCCAACTCAAGGAGGCTCTCATGGCGAATGAACGAACCGCTGCTGAATACGAAGTGCGCGAATGGATGGGCGAGAACGATGTGGTTCTCAAGACTCCCGCTTTCCGCGCGCTCATTGAACTGGTGCTCGCAGCTCAATCCGCTGCCGCCCTCCCCCCTGTCGCTGGAGAGGCAGTAGCCCATTCTGTTGAAGAGGCTGCGGCATGGATCGCATTCGAATTTGGCGCTGGTGGCGACTCGGAAGAGTCGAAATCTGCCCACAGGGCGGCAATCGTCAAAGCAATCTTGCAGTTTTCCACCATCCCCGCGCCAGCGCCTGTGGCAGTAGCAGGCGCTATCGATGCGCGGGGGCAGGAGGCGCACGTCATTGAAGGCGTCGTCAAGTTCATGCGCTCCGAGCCGGACGGGCAGCAATGCACTTGCTGTCCCGAAGGCGGTGGGCACATTTTCGGGCGCTACATCGAATGGGGTGCTTTTGATACAAGGCGACCGAAACACTTCGGCAATGATGCGCGGGTTTTTGTCGATAGCCGCATCACCGACTTCAACGATAACGAAGGCCGGCGTGTGCGTCTGACTGTCGAGCTTCTGCCAGTCGCATGCGAGCAAGGAGAACCGCTGCGACGACTTGGCGAATATCTTTCGAGGGTGCTGGTAGATGACCAATGGGCAACGGCCGAACGAATGATTCTGGGCGCTTGCGAGGCTTCTGCCGCCCTCGCACAGGCAGCGAGCAAACAGGAAGGTGATGACTTATCGGGGTGCAAGCCACCCATGCGCCACATTACAGGGGTCAGCGTCGAGTTGCTGCGACGCGCCGCCCTCACTGCCGTTCAGGCAGATACCAAGGGAGGGTCATCAAAATGAACCTCGCCATCACCGAAGGAATCTCTGGCTTGTGGCACTACCACCTGTCCGATGAGGCGAAGAAGATGCGCGGGCTCTGCGGCGCACAAACGATGCACACCGCCATGCCTCTCACCGCCTGGAAGGTGCCGTTTGGCGAGAACTTCCCGAAGCGCCCGACGTGGTGTGAAGCGTGCTCCCTCAAGGCCGCTCAGCCTGACCAAGGGGGTGCACATGGCATCGGCTCTTCTACGGATGGAGGCGAGTGATGAAGGGAATCATTGCCTGCGAGTACAGCGGAACCGTCCGCGACGCCTTCATCAAAATGGGCCACGAGATGCTGAGTTGCGATCTCTTGTCAACCGATTCGCCTGGCCCCCACTACACCGGCAACGTCTTCGACGTGATCGATTACCCGTGGGATTTCGGCGGCTTCCATTTCCCCTGCACGGATGGTTCCGTCAGCGGAGCCCGCCACTTCGCGGCCAAGAAGATGGACGGCCGCTTCTATGCAAGCGCGTCCCTCTGGATGCACGGGTGGAGGCGTTCGCGTCACATCAAGGCCGGCTACTTCGAGCATCCTATTTCGGTGATGTCGAGCGTGTTCCGGAAGCCCGATCAGATCCTTCAGCCGTGGATGTTCGGTCACTACGAAACGAAGGCCACCTGCCTGTGGCTGTGGGGCGATTTACCCCTGCTCGTGCCTACCTACAGGACGCCCGAGGAATGCCGTGAAGCGCTCGGCCTTCCGCCTGGCACGAAGCCCGAAGCCCGAATTCATCTCATGCCACCCTCCGAGGACCGCTGGAAGAAGCGCAGCACCACATTCCCGCTGGTTGCAGCCGCGTTTGCAGAGCAATGGGGTGGCAGCCCTCAACTCGAACTGGAGGCAGCATGAACACCCCAACCACCCCAGACGTGAGGGCCGAGGCATTGGCCGTAGTGGCCATCATGGAGCAAGCCCAGGTGTTCGCATCCGCTTGGTCACTAGTCGGAGGCCGATTCGATTTCGGCGACGGCTTGGCATCTGCGGAAGAAGCGAAAACGGAACTACAGCAGATGCTTGAATCCGCCCTCAAGGCACGCGACGCGGAGATCGAGCGGCTGAGGGGCGTCATTGTCGAAGCGCGCCGTGTGCTGGAGCAGGAGAACAACAAGGGCGATGCCAGCGCGATCCGAGACACCATCTGGCGTGGGCCGGCTGAAACGCTTTTCGACTACCTCGACACCGCCATCGATCAGGCCCGAGCTACGGGCGGGGAGACGGCAAATGGCTGAGCAAGCAATCGAAGCTGGCGCGGTGTTCAAGGTTCCGTACCCGTTCATGCGGATCGAGTACGACCTGACCGAATGGAACGGGGAGGACGCGCTGGCGAGCAGCATCGTCAAGTCTTGGAAGCCCGGTTGCGAGTACGTGCCACGCGGCCCGTATGGCGAGGACAGCGAAGGCGTCTGCGACGGCGAGGGCTGGATGGTCCTGACTGTCGTTGAGGTCTTCAAGCCCGGCAAGTACCCGGCGCGCGTCTTCTTCACCCGGCAATGGGTGGACCCGGAAGGCCGGACGTTCGGCAAGAACAACCTTCGGATCATGACGCTGCCCGCATTCAAGCGCCGGGCTGCCGGATGGTTTGCCGAGCCCTACACCGTTCAACAAGAAGAGGTGACCTCATGACCACCACCGAAGCCTTCGAGGCGCTGATGCCGGAGCCAGTCGGCTATGTGCCATTCCACGGAGAGTTCTATCCGCCCGACGAGCTGGATGACGAGGTCAAGGACGATCCGTCCGTCACGCGCGTCTACTCGGCCAACCAGATGCGCGCGATGTTCGACGCCGCAACAGAGCGCGCTGCAAAGCTGGAACGGGAAGAGTGCGCGAAAACCATCGAAGCAGCCGGGCCGAAAGAAGGCTCGCTGGCGCTCGTGACCGCAGGTTTTGCCGCTGCAATAAGGAATCGCGATGGAGGGACGCAGGGATGACCGTCATCAACATCGAGGATCTGCGCATCACCCGGGAGCGAAGCCGCGCATGGAAGGCCGACGCCTGCAAGCACCTCCACCTGACATTTGACGACAACGGCGAGATCATCGAGTGCGACGACTGCAAAAAACAGGTCGGGGCTTACTGGGCATTCCTGATGCTCGCCGAGCGTTATGAGCAGGCACTGCACAAAGTGACCGCTGGCAGTGCAGCGCTCGCACAAGCAAGGCAGAAAGACATCGGCCTGCTGGCGGCCCAGAAGGTCGAAAAGGCATGGCGTAGTCGCTCGATGCTGCCCATGTGCCCGCACTGCGGCGAGGGCATTGCTGCGAGCGATGGCTTCGGCGGCTCGCTGATCAACAAAGAACTTGCTCTGCGACGCAGGGACAACCGCCGCGCTGCCGCCCAGATAGGCAGCGAGAAGGGGGTCAAACAATCATGACCGAACACCTCAAGCGATTGAGTGCCGAAACCGCACTCAACAACATGATGTCAGGCAGCCACTTCAGCATCTGCGCCGTTCGGGATGCCGCGAAGCTGCTTGGGGTCAACCCCAAAGGCGACGCCTACGACATCCTCCATCCCCTGCACTGCATCGACTGGGACAAGATGCCGGCAGAGCTGCGCGACGCGGTGCCCAGCCTGATCGAGCAATGCATCGGCATGACGCCGAGCTACGTCTTCCGACTCGGCGGTCGGCAGCAGGCACGCCACATCGTGGACATCACCCCTGCCGTAGAGGCATTGCCGCAGCCACGCGGATTCCTTCGCCTTCTCGGAGGTCGGAAATGAAACAGCAACTGATCCTGCTTGCCATCGCTGCGTGCGTTCCTGCGCTTGGCTTGGTGGCTGCGCATCTGTTCCTCACTCCTGGCTCTCTTTGGGCGTTCTGCGTCGTCACCGTGGTTGAACTGGTGCTCATTGGTGTTGCGCATGCTCTATCGGCCATTTTCAGGGCGGTGGGCAGCGAGAAGGAGGAGCGATGA